TGCATGGAAGAAACGGACAACAGATTGGGGGTGGTTTCTCTAAGAATGTATCTATGGGAATACGTACCACTAAACAAGTCAAGAGAATAGGGTGTGCGACACTCAAAGACTTGATAGAGAGAGACAACCTTATTATAGAGGACTTTGATACAATAAGTGAACTCACAACTTTCATTGGAAAAAGTACATCATGGGAAGCCGATGAAGGAGCCCACGATGACTTAGTAATGGGTTGTGTTATTTTCTCTTGGTTAGTACAACAAAGGTATTTCAGAGAATTGACAGATCAAGATATTCGTGAAAAAATGTTTGCAGAACAGATGAAACTCATCGAAGAAGAATTAACTCCATTTGGATTCATCGAAGATGGACAAGATGATACAGTAGAAATTCCAGGCGACGATGGACTTTGGAAACCCGCTGGGGAAGAATGGCAAAGAGAGTTATATTAAAGATATTCTTTCTTTTTACTCTCAAATGCAAATCCGAAATCATCATCTTCTTTCATTTCTTCTGTAATTAATTTCATTAGAATTGCATCGATTTCTGCTTCAAGATCTGGTCTTATGTTACGAAGTCGATAAAGGAATTTAACACTTTCTTTTTCAATCATCTCTTTACTCACACGAACAGAAGTATAACTCTTCTTATTTTGACTTTTAGTTTGAAGAACTAAATGTTCTGGATTCACACAATCATTTGTTTCACAAGTCTGATGAACTACCATATTTTCTGCGATATCCCCCTTATAAAGAAGATATGCAAATCTGTGTGCAGGGGTTGATTTTCCATTATACGAAAACATCCCATAACCTTGCTTCTGTTTAGCTGCAGTCCAGATATGACAATTTTCAGTCTTACTTACCTTTGATTCAAACCGATTAATGGCCTTTTTTGGATATTTGCTCATGTTTACCATACACTAAATATTATTCATCAATTATAGTTATTTATAAATATTTGTTAAGGACAGGAATGTATAAGTCCTAACGAACCCTTAAAAACAATTTCAATGGAGAAAATAAGATGGCCTTTCAAGTAAGTCCAGGCGTCAATACCTCAGAAATAGACTTAACTAATGTAGTAGTTGCTGCAGGCACCTCAACTGGTGGTGCAGTCGGCCGGTTCCGCTGGGGGCCCATCGAAGATGTTACATTAGTAACTGATGAAGACAATCTGGTAGAATTGTTTCAAAAACCAAATGATGATAACTTCAATGACTTTTTTACAGCTGCAAACTTCCTTTCGTATTCAAATGCTTGTCAGGTTGTTCGTGCTGCAAATACTACAGTTGCAAATGCGGCTGCACCGAAGAATTCGGCAGCAATAACATCTGGAACATATTCAAATATTCAAATCACAGATTCAGATGCATACTACAACAACTACGATGATGAGTATGGTGGATCTACAGTATATGCGGGTGTTGCACCAGCAGTTGCAAAATGGGCAGGAGTTCTAGGAAATAGTCTTAGAATGGGAATTTGCCCTGCGGATAAACCTGCATCAACTGGAAACCTTACAGGAACAGGGGTGCAATGGAATCAAACAACTGGTGTTATTACAGGAAATGGAACTAACCTTCAAGCAGAATTGAGTGTTGGTGATCTAATAACTATTACTGATGCAACTGGTGCATTTGTTGTTATTTCAATTGCATCTGCAACTTCAATGGTTGTTCGTGCAAAATCACATTCTGCTGTAATTTCTTCCGATAAGACATTCCAAAGATTAAAAAGATCTTCTTTTTCACAACCAGCAGCACATTGCATCGGAACAGTTACAACAACTGCTGATTCAAAAACTGTTACAGGATCGGGAACATATTTCTCTACACAATTGGTTGTTGGTGATCTCATCACAATCGGTGGAGAGACACGAAAAGTTACAGCGATTGCATCTGCAACATCATTGACTGTTAAAGACAATTTCATTGGTGCAAATGCATCAGCAACATGGGAAAGAAAATGGGAATTCGCAGATGCATTTAACGAAGGAGCTCCTACTACATCCGATACTGCAGCTGATGCAGATCTTGAATGTGACGAAATGCACATTGCAATCGTAGACGAAGATGGAGAATGGACAGGAAATCCTGGCGAAGTAATCGAAGCATGGCCGAATCTTTCAGTCATGAAGGGTGCAAAATCCCCTGACGGAGAAGAAGTATATTACAAAAATGCACTTAATAAAAATTCAAACTATGTTTGGTGGACTAAGCATCCAGTAATCAATTCAGTTGATACTGCTGGTTCTACAAATCAAATTACATCCAATACAAAAACATGGATTGCATGGGGTGTAGATAAAACAACCGCATCTGGTTTAACAAATTCTGGTGGATCTGGAAGTGAATTCTGGACTGGCGGACAACCATTAAATGCAAGTTTTATCGGTGGAACTGATGGTTCTGCACTTGCTTCAGCAGATGTTATTCGTGCATATGATAAATTGAAATCTGCGGAAGATGTAGATGTTTCACTTATTACAACTTCTGCACACGGATCTACTGTCACTCGACACGTAATCAATCAAATTGCAGAGTCACGAAAAGACTGCATGGTTTTCTTTTCACCAGAAAAAACAGATGTTGTTGGAGTTACAAATTCTTCAACTGCAACCGATAACGTAACAGATTATCGTGATACTGTAAATATGAACACTTCCTATGCAGTTATGGACTCTGGATGGAAGTATATGTTTGATAAGCATAATGACAAGTATCGTTTCGTTCCTTTGAACGGAGATACTGCGGGTCTTTGTGCTCATACAGATTCAGTTCGTGATCCTTTCTGGTCACCGGCTGGTTTCACAAGAGGTCAGATTAAGGGTGTTGTAAAACTTCCTTTCAATCCTAAGAAAGCAGAACGAGATAAGTTATACTCAAAAGGTGTAAATCCAATCGTTTCTTTCCCAGGCGAGGGAGTAGTCATGTTTGGTGACAAAACACAATTGACAAAACCATCTGCGTTTGATCGTATCAACGTAAGACGATTGTTTATCCTTCTGGAAAAAGCAATTGCAAATGCAGCTCGATTCCAACTGTTTGAATTCAACGATGAGTTTACACGTTCACAATTCGTATCAATGGTTGAACCTTTCTTGCGTGATATTCAAGGAAGAGGCGGAATTCAAGATTTCAGAGTGATATGTGATGCATCGAACAATACACCACAAGTGGTAGATTCTAATTCGTTTAGAGGAGACATTTTTGTCAAACCTTCACGTTCTATCAATTTTATCCAACTCAACTTTGTTGCAGTTAGGAGTGGAGTAGAATTCTCTGAAGTCGTTGGTGCTGTTTAAGATTTTTGACATAAATAATTAAAACAAAGTTTTTTGGAGAAAATAACAAATGGCACAAGCAACTACAGGACTATCAACATTCAAGTCGGCTCTCGAATATGGGGGAGCCCGACCCAGTTTATTTGAATTTTCGGTAAGTGCTGCACCAGATGGGGTTGATTCTTCTTTATCAAGTGTAAATTTATACTGCAATGTTTCAGAATTGCCAGGGGTGACTTTAACACCCATTGAGAGACAATATATGGGAAGAACAGTTAAGATTCCCGGCGACATGGTATTTGCAGATTTAACCACTACTATTATTAATACTGAAAAATTCAACGTTAGAAATGAAATTGAAAAGTGGATGGAATTTATCAATGGTACTACTGATAATAAGAGTCAAGCAGATGCAGATTTTGGAACTGGAACAGCAAAATTAACTCATTATCAAAAAAATGGTGATGAAACTATGGTCTATCAGTTTGAGGACATCTGGCCGACAACATTATCGGAAATTGCACTCAGTTATGATACTGCAAGTGATATAGAACAATTCGATGTTACATGGGCATATAACTACTTTACAATGAGTGGTTCAGGTGTAGCTACTGGTAACTCTACACAAGGATAATAAAATGGCATTTACAGTTTCAAGTTTTAAGTCAAACTTAGCAAATCAGAGTGGAGGTGCTCGTCCGTCTTTATATAGAGTTGATATCAACGGAAAAAATCGTGGTTTATCATTTACTGACAACGAAAATCTTCTTGTTAAAGCTACATCTATTCCATCGGCAAATATTGCACCTCTTACTGTAAATTATGCAGGAAGAGCATATAAATGGAATGGATTTAGAACGTATGATAATTGGACAGTTACAGTAATAAACGATGAAAATTTCTGGGCAAGAAATAGAATGATGTGGTGGATGAGAAATATGTCTGGTAAATTTGATGGTGAAAGAACTTCTGGATTTGGAGATCAACTTATTGGTAAAAATTGGTTCGATGGTGATGCAACAGTACAACAATTAAGTACTTCTGGTAGTGTAATGCAAACTTATAAGTTTCATTATCTTTGGCCAACGGAAATAGCAGGAATTCCTGTGGATTGGGCAAGTGATGCTCTTCAGGAATATACTGTAACTTTTGCATACGATTATTGGGAACATTCCACATAATCAGAATTTTTAGTAGTAAGATGAATGGCAGATCCACAACCAACTTCAGACTTTTCTGTAACGAAGTTAAAATCAAACTTATTAAAGGGGGGGGCTCGTCCTTCCCTTTTTCAAGTTGAACTATTATTTCCACAAGTCGCTGGAATAAAACAACCCACAGTAAAATCTAAATTCCTCGTTAAAGGTGCAACTATTCCTGCATCTACTATTGGGGCTTATGATGTTTTCTTTCATGGAAAAGCAATAAAAGTTGCTGGTGATCGCACTTTTGATACATGGGAAACCACAATTATAAATGATGAAGATTATGGAATCA